TAATTTATCTATCTCAAAAATCACTTTATGCGGTGCATTATACTCACTCATAAAACAAGTATATTTATTATCTAAAAACCACTGATCTAATTCTTTATAATTAAAGTCTTTGCCCTCGATATATTTGGCTGTATTTCTATAAGGCGGATCAAGATATATAATAGTCTCTTCTGGTGGCGTGTTAATTTTAATATCTTTATAAGATAAATTAGAGGTGGTAAATATCGGCTCCAACCGCTCCAACTGCTCCAACTGCTGCAACCGCTGCAACTGCTCCAACTGCTCCAACTCGTGATATTTTCTATCTTTAATTTGCTTCATAAAATCCAATCTTCTAAGATTCCAAGTGGGTAAATTACTTATTTTAATATTGGTATTTAATAAACCATTAAGCTCTTTTAAAGATTCTTCACATTTAAACATTACTACATCATGAGCTAAGTGCTTTGTTTTTTCTATATCTCCAAATAAATAACTTTTTTGATTATTGCCAAAAGAATAGCATATCCTAGCGAACTGCCCTTTTATACTATCTTCCGTCTTTAGCTTCATAAACTCTTTACGATCTATAAAATTATAAAAATCATCAGGGAATAATCCATATTGCCCTTTTAAGCCTTTTTCAAGCCTATTGAATATATAATCTATAAATTTAACTAAAGAGGTTTGTAATTCGTTGTAATGAGTTTTTAAGCCTATTTGTGAAGCGGTAAAAGACATTGAGCCACCACCACCAAAAAGATCAAAGAAATATTTTGCTTGTGGCTTTACTTCTAACATCTTTCTTAATAGATCAATAGCTATCTTATTTTTAGACCCCATATAAGGCACTCTAAGATTTTTTATATTCTCTGGTATTATCGGGTAACCGAATAAATCATATCTCATTATGTATTATTTAAAATATAACTCTCTAACTCTCTAACTGTCTTTCCTATCCTTTCTTCTTTGCTAGCCCTCTTTTTCATTTATTTACCCCATTGAGTAGCGATTGCCTTTGCAATACCTTTGAAAGTCTTTGATCTGTTTTTTTGCCTATCTTTACCGCCTTTATTATACCAATTACCAGCTATCTTGGTGCTTTGTGGTTTATTTATAATGTCTGTTGATTCTAATGGTGGTAAATTTTTCAACCACAAACATGTCTTTTTCTTAAATGGATCACCAAAATAATAAGGCTCTATCACTTGGTTATATTTAGGTATATTAAATATTTTACTTTGCACAGGATTTTCAATACAGATTTTTTCAATAGGTGCGTTTAGTAACTTCATAAAAAAATCTTTAGCCACAAGCCCTTTTTCATATCTATCTTGGTTCAATATACCTTTAGGGTATAAATGCCTTGCTCCAGCATTACTTAAATAAGTGCAGGGAGGGTGTGCAATCATCATATCATATTTACCACTATAAGCTTCTTTTATAGCGTCACCTTTTATATGCCACTCGGGATAACCGCCGCTACAATTCAGTACATCACAAGAATAAGCTTCTATTCCTAACTTTCTAAATTCTATTGTTACCCTTTGAGATTCTTCACAAGCTACTAATACTTTCATTTTATTATTTAATTTTAATTATAGTTTTATTTTGATCTCCTTTTAAGCTTTGATAACTAACTTTACCAACATACTTAATAGTATCATCTTGCAATACTCCATGAGCAACAAGGCAATCTTCAAGGAGTTTTCCCATATAAGAACAATTAGAAGAATCAAGCACCCTAGATTTAAAATAAAAAATAAATTCTAACTCAATCTTTTTTTCTATCTTATCCAGCTTCTTCATTTCATATTTTGTTAATATCAAATATTGATCTTTCTGCTGTTTTCTTTGTCTCCAATGAACTCCTGCGTAAATCTTGTTTGTAGATATTTTTGGAAGATCAAGCAATGTTATTTCCATAATTATTTTATTAAATTCATTAGCTCCCTACTAATACTAAGAGAAAACCCTTTAATCATGGCCCATTTATCAATATTATCCAATACCTCCATCATTTCATCTTTACTAATATTATCAAAGGATTTAGGGATAAAATGATTATTCTTTTCAACATGCCATTTACCAACAATTTTAAGTGCATATTTAAACTGCTCTTTACAAAAAATTGATTCCCCCCTCTCTCTTTCTCTTTGGTTATATTGTGGCAATAATTGATCTCTAGCACTATAAAAAGCCTTTAATTGCGGGTGGGTTTTTTGCCCTGTATAAACTTTTAAATAAAATTCTTTTCCTTTGTTTGTCAATGATCTAATATATTGACTTAGTTGGGAAATTTCCATATTTAAGCTATCAGATTTATAGAATTTAATATTTTCTATCAGCTCTTTTTCTTGCATGTTAAAATTACTTAATTAGTATAACCGCCATATTAACTAATCAATTAATTATGGTAGCCTCTTATATATTTATAGCTATAGGGTTATATGCTGTAATAGCATTAATTTAAGGCAGTAAATCTTTTAATTTAACTTTTAAAGCCACCGCAATATCATTTAACTTATCTAAAGACGGAGAGTGTTTCCCTGTTTCATAGTGGGAGATAGTTTGTTTACACTTTAAGCCAACTGAATCAGCCAACTTAGTTTGATCTAGTTTTTTTTTCTTTCTAAAAAAACTAATCTTTTTTCCTACTTTTTCCGTTAGTTTACTCATTAATTTTTGATTTTAGGTTTTTTAAAAATTGCTTAGTAATTTTAGTTGGTATTGTTTTTTGATTCTTATAGAGTCCAGAAAACCTCTCAACTAAATTATTAGCTGTTTCTAATTTATCTTTTAGTTCCTGCTTTTTTATCATTTTATTGTAGTTGGGTTAGTAAGCTGTTTTTTAATTCTATTGTTTTAATCAATAGATCAGATAATTTTTTAATAAATTCCTCATCCCTTTCCACTCTAATAACAAGCATCTTCTTTTCATCTTTAAATAAAGGGTGGTAAGATACAAAGTCACAATATTCTCTTTGTGATATATATAAACCCCCTTGCACTTGTGCCTTGTATTTTGTGGGTAGCTTATTATCAATTAAATATTTTAAATGATTTTTCTTTAATGGGCATTTTATTTCAATCAATCCATTATCACCAATAAGACCATCAGGGGAGTAACCAATATTATCTTTTTTAATAAATGTTACCTCTTCTACCTTATTATCAGTAACAAAAGAATAATAACTTCTAGCCTCTTCTTCTAACTCATTACCTCTAATCATAGCCTCGCTCTGAAAACCTACTTCTGGCTCTGTTAAAAGGCTATCACTAGCTAATTCAAAAGCATAATCTTTTAATGCCTTACTTTCTACCCCTGTTGAAGTAATAATCTTGTCAAAATTACTTGCGGTCGCAACACCTAATCGCATTTGCAACCATTCTTGAGAACCTTGCTCAATATCTTTAATTACTTGCATTTTTATTTTTTATTTTAATTTTTAACATACCTAAACCCTTTTCAAAATCACTAGCCTTAAATTCCTCCAAAGAATCTACCTTAAAATGCTCTAAAAATTTATGTTCTTCCGTTCCAGACTCATCTAATAGCTTTTTTAATTTCTCATATTCTTCAATAGAGATGGTCGCCCAATCATCCTTAATATCATCTTTGTTATACAAAGATAGACCAAGACCAAATACAGCTATATTTTTTACTAAGCACCTCATTATTGATTTGTTAATATCAAACATTGTTGCAGATTCAACAAATTTAGTTTTCATAATATCTTTACCTGCTTTTTTTGATTGTTCCCAGTCTTTGACTTCGTAAGAATATTTTTCACTCTTCATTGACTTATTAGCTCCATCCATAACTGGCAACCACATTTCATGAGTTAGGTTACTTATAGATACTTTAGTAAAAACCATATAACCCTCATCGCTTTTAAAATAAGGTAAATTATTGTCATTTTTTATTATTTCATATTTTGCATCTGGGTATATTTTACAAACCTCTTTCCAAGCATCCGCCCAAGAAATATATGATAGTTTTTGTTTTTGTTTTATCTTGGGTTTTATATCTATGCTGCTTAATTTAGCAAATATAGAGTCACCTTTTAATTTCTTTTCTGTCATAATTTTAATATTTAGTTCTTTTTACTGATTCGTGCATGATCGAGGTTATTCTTTCAAATAACTTTTCTATAATTTCACTGCCTTTATTTTCAGAAGTAAGTTTTGCTTCAATAGCTTTTTCACTTAATGCAATTTTTTTAGTTAAAAGCTCAATAATCTTTTCCTCTTTTTTTGTATATTTATTTAGTGCCATAATTAATTTAATTTAAGCTGATTACATAATTAATTATAATATAGTAATTTTTATTAGTCAAGTATTTTTTTAATCTTTTCTTGATTTTAATTTTCCTTTTTCAATAAAAACAATATCCCCGCCTTCTATTGTTCTATCGTTTACTTTTAGAAAATGGTCCTTAACTTCTGTTCGTCCAACCTTAGAATATCCATTAAGATCTACTAATCTCGGTGGTAAATCCGCATCTGCTAATTTTATATTGCAGGCTCTTATTTTTAGTTTAGGTAGTTTATCTTGTAAATATAAGGCTAGATTTTTAATATTCTTATTTGTTATTTTTACTGGTAGTTTAAATGATTTTATTTTAGTTTCTCCGACCTTATCTTTGTCTCCTTTTATGCAACAGTTATTGATCCTCTGGACTATGGTATAAGGACTAGTTTCTATTGTTGTGTTACATAAGGTACATTGAAATTTAAATCTTTTAGTTCCTTTCTGGTTTCTTTCTTTTAATTCTTCCGTTACTATGTACTTCTGAATTTTATCGCCAACTTTTATTTTTTTCATGATTATTATAATTGAGTTAATATAAGGCTATCAATAAATAGCTCCTTTATATCTTCTGCCTGTTGTTTTGTCGGGCTTTCAATCTTCCATACGCATAAGATAGATTCTTTTTCGTATTTTGGGCATTGGGTTAAAAAGTAGTCCATTTTCTCTAAATATAAAGGTGCAGTTAATCTTGATATTTCTTTTGCCGATTCTTCGGTTTTAATTTCTTTTGATATTGTTATTTTCATAGTTTAATTTCTTTTGTAATTTCAATTTCTTGATCTAAGCATTTATGGAAAGAGTTTTTTCTTGCTCCTGCGATAGATTCGCATTTCAAAGATTTATAAGCTATACAAAAAGCATAATATTCTATATTTTTAGCTTTGATGATGCAAGCGGTGATGTCGAAAGCGTCAATGTTGCAAGCGGTGATGTCGAAAGCGTCAATGTTGCAAGCGGTGATGTTGCCGTGAGCTTTGATGTTGCAAGGGATTTTGCAATCAAAAGTTATTTCTAGATCCTCATCTAAAACTATTGTATTTGATTTATTAGCTGTTGCGATTAAATCGTCTAATTGTTGTTGTGTTGTTATTTTCATTACTTTTAAATTTAATTAATTACAAAATCTAGTTTAAATAGTGCTTATTTATTAGTCAAGTATTTTTTTAATTTAAGTTGTTTATGTTTCTCAATTATGATTTTATCAAATCTCATTCCAAAACTAAGTCCATTAATTGAAAAATGGTTTTGTAAAAAATCATTTAACAAATTAAGAGATTTTCTTCCAAAGTTCGACGTTTTCAGAAGATCTGATTCCGTCATACTTAATAACTCGCCTAAATATTCAATCTTATTATAGCGAACAATAGCTGCTCTAGTTCTGCTAAAAATCGACCTTAACTCTCTTTCTATGCAGTAATTATGAAATTCTTGTAAAAATTGATAAATAGACACTGAATAAACAACCTCTTTCTTTTCGTATTCAACTATATTATAATAACATTGTTTAATAAGATTATCAATTTTAAGAGATAGTGATTTCTCATTAGTTTTATTTAGGATATATTTTATCATATCTTTACTGTTTGTTAAAACTTCATTTGTCATAATTATATAAATTTACTTAATAACTTAACCAAAAAGAATCTAAAAGGGCTTAACCTTGCTAGATCTGCAAGACTCCCTTCATCATGGAAGTCTATTTTGTGAATATAAAACAAATTATATTTTAATTGTCTAATTGCTTGAATTTTGTTTGTCATAGTTTTTTTAATTTAAGTAATTATAGCACGACCATAAACCCAAGCATCACCAGAAACCCTAGCATTACCAGAAACCCTAGCATCACCATAAACCCAAGCATCACCATAAACCCTAGCACGACCATAAACCCAAGCATCACCAGAAACCTGAGCATTATCACAAACCATAGCACGACCATAAACCCAAGCATCACCAGAAACCTGAGCATTATCACAAACCATAGCACGACCATAAACCCTAGCATCACCAGAAACCCAACAGTCGCCTTGCTGACTTAAATTACTCTCCTTCTCTATCCAACCTCCAAGATCTCCCTTCTTCACATTTAAAAAGTCTTTTAAGGCTTCGATTTGATATACGGTAATTTCTCCAATAGTTTTTTTATTTTTAGTTAATTTATATTTCATGATTATTTATTTGATTTACTTTTTTATTTAATTAATTATAGCATTACCAGAAATCTCGGCATCACCATAAACCCTAACATTACCAGAAACCCTAGCATCACCATAAACCCAAGCATCACCAGAAACCCAAGCATCACCAGAAACCCTAGCATCACCAGAAACCTGAGCATTATCACAAACTATAGCATCACCAGAAACCCAAGCATCACCAGAAACCCTAGCATCACCATAAACCCAAGCATCACCATAAACCCTAGCATCACCAGTAACCTCGGCACTACCAGAAACCCAAGCATCACCAGAAACCCTAGCATCACCATAAACCCAAGCATCACCATAAACCCTAGCATCACCAGTAACCTCGGCACTACCAGAAACCCAAGCATCACCAGAAATCTCGGCACAACCAGAAACCCTAGCATCACCATAAACCCAAGCATTACCAAAAACCCAGGCATTATCAGAAACTATAGCATTATCACAAACCCTAGCATCACCAGAAACCCAACAGTCGCCTTGCTGACTTAAATTACTCTCCTTCTCTATCCACCCTCCAAGATCTCCCTTCTTCACATTTAAAAAGTCTTTTAAGGCTTCGATTTGGTATAGGGTAATTTCTTTAATAGTTTTTTTATTTTTAGTTAATTTATATTTCATGATTATTTATTTGATTTACTTTTAATTTAAGTTAGTTAATTCTTTTTTTAAGTTGTTAAATATATCCCTAAATTTTGCATACTGATCGTCT